AAATAACAGGAGATAAAAATCCATTCTCAATTGAGAACAATAATGACAACCATTGTTTTGACTTATCAACACTTATTGGTAGGGAGTTCAAACACAGAGGTAAATATGGTTTATCAATTTGGACTGACAAAGTTAAAAGTATTGAACCAAATATGGGGATTTATACTAACTGGCAGGAATCGTTAAAACCAATTAAAGAAGGTGAAAAACCTAAAAAGTTTAAAGTAATTGGACATTTTATTGATTTATATGTAAGATCAACGAAAGGAAATCATCTTTATAAATTAAAAAATTGTATATTTGTGGAGGAAATTTAAAAAATACCTATAAAATGGCAAAAATTGATGAATTAAAAATAAAATACCCAAAGGTAACAACAACGGTATCCAATACATTTTTTAACGGTGATGTTACACCAACAAAAAAATATTTGGAATATATGTTCAAATATTGGGCAAACAGAAACCGTTTTGATCCGTATAGTAGTAAAGATATTGTAAAAATGGTAAATAAATTTGATATGTTATTACCATACATTCAAAATAAAGACATATATAGTAAACAATATGAAGCAATCAACCAATTAGAGATAGTTGTTAATGAATCCGAAAAAATAAAATTAGAGAAGGAATTTATTCGTGAGGATCATGTTGATGTCATATTTGAAAACGATGACTTTCTACTATTGAGACCAAAAACATTTCAAGGTTCTAATAAATATGGTGCAAATACTAAATGGTGTACAACAGGACGAAATCAAAACTACTTTAAAGATTATATGAGGAGTTCCTTTTTGATTTATTTGATTTCAAAAAAAGAACGATCAAAAAACTATAATAAAGTTGCTTTTTTGACAGGTAAAGTTCACACATTAATTAATCCTATTAAAATTTGGAATCAAATGGATACCGAAATTAGTAATGAGGGAACATTAATTAAGAATGGATGGGGAGCGTTTGAGATATTTGAAATTTTTTCAAAGATTAGAGCGTATTGTTATGAAGAAAGCTATAAAGAAACAATTAAAGGAGAAATTAATGGAGTTATTACAAAATTAGAGAGTATTGATCTTGATAATTTCTTTAAAAATATAGATACTTTAAATAACTTTGAGGGTGCAGGAAAAGAGTATAAAGAAAAATTAGATATTCTCTTAAATCGTTTGAAATTAAAAATAAATGTGTAACTTTGTGATATGAAAAATGGGATAAAGAATTTAAAAATATTTTTGATGTGGGTGTGTTTAATCACCCTCACATCACTTTACGGCGAATATGTCGTAAGTAGAGAGGTAAACGGATACATCCAACTTTTAGGTTTCGTTGGGATGGTTGTATTATTTGGTTATGTAATAAGCGAAACAATTAAATTTTTAACAATTAATAAAAAAGAAAAGAATGATTAGTGTATTAGTATTAGTAGTATTTGTAATTGTGGGAATCATCACCGCATTAAAAACAAGAGGAAGTATGTTCACAACAGAACAAGACAGATGGGGTGACAATCGTGAAAAACTTAATCCATCTTGGGTTATTAAAGTAGCTGGAATTTTTATCACGGGTATCTTAGTTTCAATGTTTCAACCATTCGCAATGGAACGAATTGATGCGGGACACAAAGGTTTGAAAATCAATTTGGTTGGTGATCAACGAGGGGTATCAAGTTACCAATATAAAACAGGTAGGGTATTTTATAATACTTGGACTGAACAAGTATTGGAGTTCCCTACATTCCAACAACACATTGAGTATGAGGATCAAGCAGTAATCCTTAAAGGTGGATTCTCGGCAACAATTAAACCAACATTTAACTACTCATTAAGAGACGATGCGATTGGTGATATGTTTGTTAATTTGCGTAAAGACATAAAGGAGGTTGAACAGAATTGGTTAAAGAATGCAATTATCGGAGCGGTTAATGATGTTGCAAATACTTGGGAGGTAGATAGTATTTTTAATCACCGACAAGCATTTGAGGGGGCTATTGTTGCGGAATGTAATTTACGACTATCTAAATGGTTTAATGTTTCTCAATTACGAACTAACATTGTTCCACCTCAAGAATTACAAGAGGCGATTATCTCTAAAACAAAGGCAATCCAACAAGCTGAAGCATCTGAACAACAAGCAATTGCTGCGGTGTCTGAAGGAAAACGAAAAGTTGCAGTCGCAAGGGCGGATTCTGCAGAAACAATCATCAACGCTAAAGCATCGGCATTGGCAATTAAGTTGAAACAAATGGAGTTGACTCCGATGTATATTGAATATACAAAGGCAAGCAAATGGGACGGAGTTTTACCAACCACAGTGGCAGGTGGGTCAGGAACATTCTTAAACATTAAATAATGATGAAAGGACTTATCGGGATGGTGACAATATTTGTTACCATCCTTTTGTTAACAGGTTGTTGTAGTGACGAAGAATACTACAAACAAAAATTTAAATTCAAACCTGGTGAATTTGTAACACATAAAGTCAGTGAGGATAAAGTTTTAATTACAGATACAATACGATTCCGTGAACCAGGTTGTGAATGTAATGATGTAACATTGTATTATGATGGTGTAAATTCGGCGGAGAATGATAATCGTTATGACGAAATTGAATTAAAAAAATAAGAAATGGCAGACACATTAAATTTGGTAAATCCAGAAGACACATTATCTTGTAAATACGAGATTAGTAAATTTCCTGACGGACAACAATCTGTTAGAATTGTTGAACACAATAACGAAACTTTTGAAACTATTAGAAAACAAACTCACGGGATTACAATCAAATCTCGTTTGAATGACTTCAGAGATTTAGAGTTGATTATCTGTGCAACACAGGCACTTAAAGAGATTGGCGTAAAAACTATTCGTCTTTATATTCCATATTGTATTGGGGGAAGAAGTGATAGGAAGTTCCAAGAAGGAGAAACTAATTACATAAAAAATGTTATCTCTCCAATCATTAATTCTCAAGGATATGAAAAAGTAACAATAATGGATCCCCATTCAGATGTACTTGAGGCCTGTATCAACAACTTTGAAAAGGTTGACAATATAAAATTAGTTCAAGACGCATTGTTTCATTATTGGGTTAATGATGGTAAAATCATTAGTGATATGTCAAACATTGTCTTTTTATCGCCTGACGCTGGATCACTTAAAAAAGTTTACAAAGTCGCCGATAATTTCCAATCTAAATGTGATGTGGTTGTTTGTTCAAAACACCGAGACATCAATGGTGAATTAAGTAAAACTACCATCCCTTTAACTGAAGAATTAATGGATAAAGATTTATTTATTGTTGACGATATATGTGATGGAGGTGGGACATTCATTAATCTTGCAAGAACAATCAAAAAAAACGAACAATTCAAAGGAAGAATCTATCTAATCGTTACTCACGGAATATTCAGTGCGGGATTTGAAACACTTTCAGAGTATTTTGATAGAATATATACGACAAATAGTATTAAGGATATTCAAGACGGGACTATCGTTAATACTTTCAGTAAACACAAAACAATTCACGAATTGGTTAAACAATTAAATGTTTTTAAATAATGAGTAACATAGAACATCACATAGGAAAACTACGCAAAGTTGATTTAAATGAAGGATATTCGGTTGAAGATTGGTGTAGAGAAAAATGTCAAGACGCAGGTGTTCCCACAATGATAGAACATTACGATTCTTGGAAAGAAACATTACAATATCACTTAAATCTTTCTGAAACCTATTTTTTTGTTGAAGATGAAATATGGGAAGCGTTTGATCATGTGGAACTTTATGATGATGACGACATTTACCAAATAACCCAAAATGAGGATGGAACATTATCATTCATTATGAGATTTTACAATGGGGGAACCTGCTTAACTGAATGTATTGAAGAAGAAATTATAGAACTAAAAAAATAAAAATATGAAAAACAATCCTTTATTGATGACAGATGGTTATAAAACATCACATCATAAAATGTATCCTGAAGGGACAACATTGGTTTATTCAAACTTTACACCAAGAAGTGTAAAAAGAATGCCGGAAACGGCAAAAGACATCGTGGTATTTGGTATTCAATACACTATCAAATATATTAACGATCTTTATAATGAAAACTTTTTTAGTAGACCGAAAAATGAAGTTGTTGGTGAAGCTAAACAATTTTTAAGTAGTTATTTAGGTGTTGATTATGATTGCACACATTTTGAAAAACTGCATGACTTGGGGTATTTACCGATTAAAATTAAATCATTACCTGAAGGGTCAATTATTACCGAAAAAATTCCGATGATGACAATTTATAATACTCATCCTGATTTCTTTTGGTTACCGAACTTTTTGGAAACATTAATTTCTAGTTTAATATGGAAGCCAGTACATTCCGCTTCATTGGCGTATGGGTATAAAAAAGTCCTTTTGGGACACGCAAATAAAACCGATAAAGGTAATATTGGATTTGTTGATTTCCAAGGACACGACTTCTCTTTTAGGGGTATGCAACATCCTGAATCAGCAATTAGTTCAGGACTTGGATTTTTAACTTCTTTTAGTGGGACGGATACAATTCCAACACTACAAGCTGCGAAATATTACTATGGTGATAGTAATGTTGCTTTTTCAGTTCCGGCATCAGAACACGCAGTTATGACGGCATATGGTAAGGAAAACGAGATTGACGGGTTCAAAAGATTGATGAAACAATATCCAACGGGTATCTTAAGTGTGGTTTCGGATTCATTTGATTTGTGGCAAGTTTGCACAAAATTTGTGTCTGAATTAAAAGATGAGATTATGGCTCGTGATGGTAAATTGGTTATTCGTCCTGATTCAGGTGATCCTGTTGACATTCTTTGTGGGTTAAATACTAGAAGTGAAGAATTTAAGAAAAATTGGTTGGACACTGCTACTCGAAATAATGGTGAATATGAAGGAGTTATTGAAATACTTTGGAATGTATTCGGTGGAACAATTAACGAACAAGGTTACAAAGTTCTTGATTCTCACATTGGAGCGATCTATGGTGATTCTATCACGATTGACAGAGCGAACCAAATTTGTGAAAGATTGGAAGCAAAAGGTTTTGCATCAACAAATGTTGTTCTTGGTGTCGGCTCTTATTCAATGGGGTACGCAACAAGAGATAATCAAGGTGGTGCGGTTAAAGCAACTTATGTTGAATTAGAAGTTCCAACATATGGTGACTTTGCAGATCAAGGATTGAATAGACAAATCGTTGGTAGAGAAATCTTCAAAGATCCAATCACTGATGATGGAACAAAGAAATCGGCAACAGGATTACTTCGTGTAACAACAGGTGAAGATGGTTATAAATTAGTGGATCGTCAAACTTGGGAGGAAGAACAAACAGGTGAGTTAAAACCAATTTATGAGGATGGTATATTCTATAACCTAACAACCTTAACGGAAATTCGTGAACGACTTAAAAAATAACAGATGGTAAAAAAAATTAGTTTTATAATTTTATCAATAATAGCATCGGCGTTACTTTATGGTGTAATAATTCATTACTCAATTGAGGAGGGTAAAGATATGGGACGCAAATTAAAGGAAGAACTAAAGTATCCTATTATAATAATTCAAAAATAATATTAAACCCACTTCAAAAGAGTGGGTTTTTTCATTTGACTAATTAACATATATTACCTACCTTTATATTCCGTGATAAAGACGGATTATATTTCATTTTTAAAGCTCAATAGATTTGAGTTTGGTGAGCAGAAAGTTACTCAATTCGTGGTATTTGAGTGTAAATGGTTGGGATCAATCATATTTTTTTATTTCCACAAATCAGATAGTTGTCAGGATAGATTCCATACCCACGCATTTAATGCATTGTCGTTTAAATTGTTTGGGGAATATGATGAACACATTTTGGATAATGAAAAGACGGGTGAATTTCATACCGAAAGGAGAACCCAATTCTTTAAATATTTCCCAAGGGATTCATATCATAGAATTGCAAAGAGTAATGGTTGTTGTACACTACTATTATCAGGTCCTTGGAAGAAGTATTGGAAGGAATACATAAATGGTGAAGTTGTGAATTATAAATGGGGAAGAAAAAAATAAACAGACAGGAGGTTTACGATAAGTGTGGTGGACATTGCGGGTATTGTGGTAAGGATATTACCATTAAACAAATGCAAGTTGATCACATCAAACCATTATATCGGAACGATAAAGTTACAACTCTTGAAGTATGGGGTGTTGAACGAGGAACTGATGATTTTGAGAATTTAATGCCGTCTTGTGCTCGTTGTAATCGGTGGAAATCAACATTTAGTGTTGAGATGTTTAGAAAAGAAATTGAATTGCAGATACGAAGATTGAATGATTATAATAATAATTACAGGATGGCAAAAGATTTTGGTTTAATTGAGGAAAAGTGTATTCCTGTTATTTTTTATTTTGAGAATTATTTACATAAAATAAAACCATAATATATTTATACCTGAAACCTTGTTAGTGGGGTCCGAGTGTCCGAGAGACATTTGAGTTGGAGAGATACCAACGATTCGGAGTTCAATAAACATAAAAAATAAAAATAAGGAAAAATGTATTACAACCAATTCAGTGAGG